TGAAGCCCGGGGCTATGTGTGTTTAAGGGAGTTTTTATATTTAACCGAGATTCAGCTCGACGCGCCCTTTCGGGATATACATTATCGTTCTGCATCCGTTGGCACGTCTGAACTCGGCAACATATCCGCCCGTGAGGTCGAATCTGTAGCCGTAGGCGTTTTCGGCGAGTGCGTTTATCGTTGCGCCGTCGGTGAATTCCCTTGAATTTTTCGGCATGTAGTCGCCGCTCGTGTATGTGCTTATCTGTTCTCCGGTCTCGCGGTCGGTTTCCGGCTTTGATTTGCCGTTGTCCCAGAAAGCGTTGAATATCGGCGTGGTGTATTCAAGCGCGTCGACGGTGAGCTTGCCTATGTCCGCCACTCTGACGGCGACTATAGGCGATTCGTCAACGAGCAGGTCATAGAGCCCGTGGGCTTTTAGATATTCGACGGTGTTCGTCATTTCCTCGGTTATTGGAATAACGGATTTGAACTTGCCGAAATCTCCGTATTCCGAGCCGTTGGTCATCATCTCGCCGTAGTTGCCGGCTTTCCAAGCCTTTCTTATCGCATCTTCCGGCGTTTCGGTGTCCCCATTGACTGTATCGGGCGAGTAGGCTTGGGCTGCCGTCACGGTTTTGACTCCGTCCGACGCTATGTCGCGGTACAGAGCCGCCGCGCCGAGCCATTTCGAGTCGGAGCAGAGAATTTTGTCTGCGCCGAGAGAGGTTATGTCCTCATATATCGCGCGGGCGAGTCCGCGTGTAAATTTTTGGTCAACGACGGTCTTTTTGTCCATCTGTCCCGAGAAGAGAACGGGGAATACTTTTTCGCTGTTTATGTTCAGCAGCTCGTTTTTGATTTTGTTGTTCCAGTTCTCGGTGTTCTCTATTGAATAGAGCGAGAGATAGTCGCCGAGCCCGACTGTCTGATATTCTCTTATTATCTCGCGCCCGTTCTTGAGCTTGTATTTTATAATAACAGTGCTGCGCACGGCTCTTTCGGAATAATCCTCGCTGCTTGAAACAACCTTTCTGCCCGAGGCGATGAGCCTTTTGTGTAGCTCACGCACGGCGTTAATGTCGCTTTCGCTTTTGAACCCGTCGATAATTATGCGTCTTTCGTCGGCGTTGCTGCGATAGTAGCAGCCGCTGTTTATGCCAACCGGGTTTCCGTCCTCGTCGAAGGCGAGATAGTAGCCGGAGTTTGCGTTGAATTTGAGCTCGTCTGCTCTTGTGCGGTAGCTTCCGAGAAGTATGTCCGGAGCGGATACCGATGCGCTCTCGATGCTGTCGGTATCCGGCACGCGGCTACTGTAACCGAAGAACCCGGTATAGAGCGAGAGCATAACGGCGACCGCGAGAGCCACATGGACAAGCCCGTATTTCCAATCCTTTTTGAGTGCCTTGAAGCTGCGGTTGAGCATAATATCGAAAACCACGAAAATAACGGCGCTCAAAAGCACGGTTATTATGCCCGTTATAAGATATTGCTTGCCGGTGATTTGCGAAAAATAAAAATTAACGGCGACGATAGTCGAGCCTGCGGAAACAGAGAGCATGGCGGTCAGCAAAAAGTTTAAAGCCTTGCTCCTGCCGCTGAAGCCGCATATCTCCACCTTCCTGCGCTTTAGCATCAAAAGCCCGAAAACGAACAGCATGGCGGTCAGTATCGCCCAGAGTATATAGGGCTCAAGAGACGGCGCGCTCCAGCTTTTCAGCTCGTCTGCGGTGATTTTAGAGAACCCGTCGGCCGAGACCAACGAGCCCGAGCGGATGAATACGTCGTTGTTGAGCGAGAGCAGATTTAGACGCGACAGCACGCGCCCGAAAGGGGAGAGAGCCATGCTGATATCCTGGTTGTGACTCGCCGACGGATAGAGTGCGTAGTTTGAATTGTGAGGCGCGCCGAAGAGCAGCTTCGGTACAGTGTTATTGAGAAAATATACAGCAGCGCTCGGAAACGCGAGAAATGCGAGCGAGAACAGTACCGATTCGCTTGCGGTTCCCACGCAGACGGAGACTGCCGCCGCAACAGAGAATCCCGCAAGCGCCGTCACGGTCATGTGAACGGCGTAAAACAGCAGCGCGCGCCAGAGCATGACGGATGAGCCGAAGTAGATAAGGTTCAGCATTGCCGAAAAGGCGAGCGGGAGAAGCACGGCCGCTTCGAGCATGACCGCTCCCGCCAGCCAGTGCGCCGAAAACAGACCCGTGCGGCTGATGCCGAGGCTGAAATATATGTTGTTCTTCGCTTTGCTTGAGACGAATCTGAAAAGCATTATGCCCAGCGCCGCCGAGAGAATGACGAGCACCGCAGTATAGAAATAGAAC